ATGTCAAAGGCTGCACAGGGTTTAAACGATACTCTCTACGTTTCTGGAAACTCTGAACAGAAGCTTTCAGCTGTACAATCAGCTGCTCAAAAGAGAATCCAGCATATCGGGCGTAGATTTGCTGAAACTGGATTTAAGCATTTAATCACAGGTGTTTATGAAACCATGGTTAAAAACATGAAGGCTAAACAAAGTATTTATGCCGATGGTGTTTATAGAATGGTGGATATTTCTAAGCTACCTAAGACTATGGATGTTGAAATCTTTTTAGATATTGGTGAAAACAGTAATAGTACAAGAATACAAAAGCTAGGGAAAGTAGGTTCAGAAATATTACCTGCATTAAATCAGCAAGGAATGGGTTTAGTTATTAAACCAGGGGCTGCAGCAGTTCTTGCAACTCAATTAATAGAGTCAATGCAACTTAACAGTAATGATTATCTTGAGGATTACACCACTGAAGAGTTTAAACAGAGAGCCGCTGAAGATATGCAAAAGAATTCTGAACTACAGAATAAAGCTGAGATGCTTAAAAATCGTAAAGCAGAAGCAGATGCAGCACTTGCAGAGTCAAATGTCGCATACACAGATGCACAAAGTAAAAATACAATGGACGATAATGCTAAACAATTAGCAGTATCTATTGATAAACACTTTCAAGAGTGGGCAGATTTAACTATCAAGGCTACTAAAGAAGGTGCTGAGTTACCTCCTCATCCTGATTACGCTAGTGTAATTATGATGGCAAGAGAACTTTTAAACCCAACTCCTCCTCCTATGCAGGAGCAAGGACAACAGCCAATGATGGAAGAACAACCACAGGAGATGATATAAAATGGCAACAGTAACAATTAATGCAACAGGTACAGGTGGTACACAATCAGGCACAGTAACAACAGCTGCAGGTGCAGGTGCTGGTATTATATTAGTCGCTAATGATAGTGATTCAGCTATTGTATTTGACGTTGCAACAGCTGGTACAACTGTACAATCAGGTGTACAACTACAAGCTAAAGAATTTAAGAAAATAACAGGACTGAATGATGGTGCACAAACATTAGTGAACCTAAAGACCACACATGGTACAGTCGCACAAAAGAATGAAGTGGTTTATAACTACTTAATAGCTTAACAATAACCTATGCTCAATGCCTAATGGATTGAGTATTAACTATCTTGCTTAATAAAGGAGAAACACATGAATATGTTTTTAAATAATAGCCCAATACCTTATACAATAGGATTCGAAAAACTTTTTGATCAACTAGATGAGTTTATTCATCATAGTAAAAAATTACCTTCATATCCACCTTATAACATAAAGAGAAATGGAGATAAATTCACTATTGAAATGGCACTCGCTGGCTTTTCTAAAGATGATATTGAAGTCACTGTTACCGAAGATATGTTAACAGTCTCTTCTAATAAAGAAAATTCTAAAAAGGATGAGCTATACAAAGGTATATCTGATAGGAAATTCACTCGTAATTTTTCTATGGCAGATGATATAGTCGTTAAAGATGTTAAATTAAAGGACGGCTTATTAACTATTGAATTAGAGAGAGAAATTCCTGAAGAGAAAAAACCAAGGAAAATAAAGATTGGATAAATATAAACAGACAGCCGAGAAGAGGCTGGGAAATAAAAAGTCTTATGGTCATCATAAAGTCCACCCTGAAGAGTTAGCAAGGCAAGCCCATGTCAAGGGACACTTTGCATCTCAAGAAAGGGAGGACTTCTTTGATGAGGTATATGGCGAAGTATTAGTCGATTACTTTTTAGAGTGGTTAAAGACTGATTCACATGAAACAAAAACTCGTGAGTTCCTCTACAGTTCTGCTATGGCACTAGGTAGTGTCAAAGAGAAAATGATAAACTTCGAGATGTATGGTAAGAATATACCACACCTACAGGAGGACAATAATGTATGAAATTAATTATGAACAATTAATCCAAAACTATAATCAGATGATAAACACCCTTGAGTATGACTCAATGAGAAGTGGAGGTAAAGCAAAACTTAATGCCGAAACACTACATCATTTATATGCTATGAAGGAGAAGTATCAATCAAAGATTACACCTGCTAAAAAGGAGGTAAAGAAGAATGGATAAAAATACCGAAGCAACAATAGACTCTACCCAGTTGGATGACTCTATAGCAACGGATAGTCGAACAGAAGAACAAATGCTGGCTGACATTATGGCAAACTCTGAGTTTACACAATCTCTACCCAATGAGCAAGACGTTCCTGAGTTAGACACGGAAGAACCTGTTGAAGAAGACCCAGAGACAGAGGAAGCCGAAACTGAAGAAGTTGAAGAAGAAGCTGAAACAGAAGAAGAGGAAGCTACAGATGAGGATGATGCGTCTACCCAAGAAGCTGAAGTGTACACTCCTGATGATTTAGACTTAGATGCTAAAGTCGCTATTAAAATAGATGGCAAAGAAACTGAAGTATCTTTTAGTGATCTTATTAAAGGTTACTCCACTGAACAACATCTTTCTAATGAGGGTCGAAAACTTGGCGAAGCAAGAAAACAACTTGATGAAGAATACGGAAAAAAGTTTCAAGAGATAAATAATCTTGGACAGGCTTCTTCAGCAGTGTTGTATCGAGAAGAACAAGCCTTGGCAAAAGAATATCATGACATCGAGTCTCAGATTGAACAAGCTAGAAAAGATGGTGATACCTACGAAGTTAATGAACTTAAAGATAAGCGAGAACAAGCACAAAAGAACTATTGGAATGCTAGAAATAATAGAGAACAATTAGTTAAGCAAGTTCAAGCACAGGTTGAAGAACAAAATACTAAACAATGGAATGCACAATTAGAACATTTTAGTAAAGCTATTCCAGAAATGATACCTGACTTTAATGAAAATACTGCTAAAGCAATAAGAGAATTTGCTATAGCCGAAGGTATACAACCAGAAGTACTAGACTCTATAACTGATCCTGTGATAGTGAAGTTTGTAGATGACTACAGACGACTTAAACAAGGAGTAACTAAAGGCAGTGCTAAAAGAAAAGCATCTGTCGTTAAGAAAGCTCCTGTTAGAAAAGCTAAAACTAAATCTCAGAAAGAGGTAGATCAAGAGACAAGAATAAGACAAAGAGCTTTTGCTGAAGATTCTTCTAACGAAGATCAAATGGCGTTTCTTCGAGGACTTGCAGAAAAATCATTAAACTATTAATACCTCGGAGGGTATAAACAAATGGCTACTTTAGGCGTAAGAGCTTCTGGAGGACCACAAGGTCCAAGGAGAGCTACAGATGCAAACGTTTCTCAGAGAGAAGACCTTGCAAATTTTATTACGATGATAACAAGAGATGAAACTCCTTTTATGTCATCAATCGGAAGTGCGAAAGCAACTGCTATTTATCACGAATGGCAAACAGACAAACTAGAAGTTCCAGGAAATTCAACCATTGGAGAAGGTACAGACTACTTAGAGCCTTCAGTATCTGGTGGTGGTGGAGTTGGTACTGACGGTGCTTTCTTTAACAAGTCAGGTCCAAACAGAACCAGACTAGGTAACTACACACAAATCAATGGTAAAACTATTGCTGTGTCAGGAACTAGAAGAGCTGTAGATCAAGCTGGTGTTGCAGATGAATACGCATATCAGTTAAAGAAAAGAGGCACAGAGCTAAGAAGAGACGTTGAGCATGATATGATTCATTCTTTTAACGTATCAGCTGCTGTCGGTGCTCAAAACGGAACTGCAAGAACTGCAGGTGGATACCAAGCTTTTATCAACAGCACAGACACTGTGAACTATGTTGGTGAGTGGGCTGCTCCAGCTACTGCTGGTGATGGTACAGGTAAGATCAGATCTTCCTTAACAACCACTGCTGTACCTGCAACTGGTTCTTTATCACTTTCAGAAATTGATTCTGTTATGCAGAAGATTTATGAAGAAGGCGGAAAGGCAACTAAGATCATGATATCACCAAAGTTAAGAAGAGACTTCTCAGACTTAATGATTAGTGATACTGGTGTTGTAAGAAATATAGACGAGAAAGGAAAGCTAAGACAGTCAGTAGACGTATACATGTCAGACTTTGGCGATCTAATGGTTGTACCTAACTACATCATGGGATTAAC